TCAAGATCGTCTCTCTCACCTGTACTTAATTGAAACAAAGAACGCATAAATTGTTTTAAGGCGTAACTTTGTGCAGTACCCATCGCAGTTCCAGAACCAAAAGGAACTATGATGTGTTTAGTAGTAGGAAAGCTCCAGGTATCACCCTCTTTATGAATTAATATATATTCATAGGCTACACTGAGACTTTTTCCTGATTCAGATACCTCACAACTTTTTTCGTGTGGTATAATTATTAAACCAGCTTTCGCACAAGCTGGTTGGACTTCCTTTAAAAAACCATCGATACTTGTATAAGAATATTTTTGATATTCATTTTTAGCATCTTTATTTAATGGTTTATTTAAAGTCATCATCACATTGTTTATTGCAGTAGCAATATTTTTTGGCATGGCTTCTATTTCCATTTTTTCCTCTCCTTCATAATTTTGTTAAGTGCTTTGTCTTGATCGAATGCAGTTCTTAATGTTTTAAAATATTCAAAAGCTAAATCTAATTGGTCTGTGTTAAACTCTTTTGCTTCAAACTCATCAGAGTCTTTTCCAAATCGTGCAACAATAAATTTAGATATTTTGTAATCGTATTTTTCTTCAATCATCTGCCTATAAGCAGAGCCTTGAATTAAATAATCAGGATAAATACTCTTACTTGTTTTAAAATCGACTAAAATATATTCGTCATTTTTCTTTACTAATAAATCTGCTGTTCCACCATACTCATATAATTTTGATGTAAATGATTGTTCACAAAAAATAACTTTATGTTCATCACTAAATTCTCCCCACCAGGTTAAAAATTTATCAAAACAATTTTGTGTTATCTCGTTATCTGGTAATTCATATTCTGTTTTCTCAATATGTGATTGAGCCAATTCATGTAAATTAGTTCCTATCTCGGCAGCTTTATTTAATTCTGAATGATATGATTTACCTTCAAGGCCTAATTTATTAGACCAGATTATTAAACCAATACTGTTTTTAAATCTTGATAAAATTGTAGTAACACTAGGAACTACTTTCTCTAAAATTTTATATATTAAATGTGCCATATTTTATAAATGGCAAATACCCAATAGAACTACATATATTTACAAACGGGGATCGTAATAAATGTACTATGAAATGAAATCGAATATTTGCCATTATTGACAAAATAAATCAATTTAATTACAAATCAAGTTATTTATGACAAATTGTTTTATTTATGACAATTAATAATATTGTTTAGGTTTTTCAAAAGTGTGTTCAACAATTCCAGTTAAGTCTGAAACAGTATTAAGATTTAAAATTTCATTAATAGGTCTAATATTACTGTATTTTATGGTTTCAGCTTTCCATTGTTTTATACAACTAGGCAGAACAAATTGAGCTAATTGTTTTTTAAAATCACAATTATTGACAAAACCAAGTATTTCGCCTTTTTTTGTCTCTAAAATGCACCTTTGAGGCTCGGCAGAATTAAAATTATCTTCATTTAAAAAAACACCTTCATTATAAATATAAGCAATTTTACAAGATTTAGATAAGATCACTAAAGTATTTGGGATATATTGAAGATCATTCGAACAGACTAAATAATCATTTTGAAATTTCCCTCTGTTAGTCACAAAACCTGTGTTTGGGTTGTAATTACCAACGACAGGATATCTACAAACATAATCATCTAATATTCTCCAAGGGTGAACTTTTAATATTTTGGCATAAACATAAGCGTGTTCCAGGTTTAATCTTCTTGATCCTGTCATGTGTAATCCAACAGTCGATTGATCTATTAGAAACTTACCATGCTTAGTTCTTGGCATGACTTCCATAATTTCTTTAATTCTTGTAAGTCCAGCTTTATTTAACTGATAATTAAGAGACTCATTCATTAAATGGATCATATACTATTACAACCCATTTTCATCAATTTTATGTAAATATTAACCATTCTCTGCAAAATATTAAATTAAAAATAAAATGTCAAATAAAATATGATATGTAATAAATTATATATTTTGTTGAAATCAGAATTAAAATATCTATTAATATTATTAGACGAGTTTTATCGTTTAAGAAGCATTTGTAGGGAGTGCAAAATAACATGGCCGAATTACGAGGATCATATATGGAAAAAAACTTTAAGGTGCAATGGTTTTAGAGACCCTATGCCAAGATTGTCAAAAATTATTGAAATCTCAGACAGATTTAAAAGAATCAGAGAAAAAAATATTAAAGTTTATACACCACTTCCAGAACACTCACCTGAAATCACCAAGCTATACAGAAATACAGCTTGGGTCAGGTATCAAAAGCAGCAGCAACTGTCAGAGATACTTAAAAAATTTAAAACTAAAACTTTACATAGATTTTACCCCAGGGTTAGCAAGAGATATAAAAATATTAAGAACAGAAGGGTGGCTTAATGACTGAAAAAATGAAATTACCTTATTATGATTTTTATTATCAAGATTTCTTAACTGGAACTGCACATTTTACTCACCAACAAAGAGGCATTTACATTACTTTAATGTGTTATGCTGGAGTTTATAATGGTGATGGTTTACCTAATAATTTTAATAAACTTTGTGCCATTGTAAATGTTTACAGTGATAATCCTGATACTGTTGAGTCATTAAAGACAGATATTAATACAGTTCTAGCTGAGAAGTTTAAACTTATTGATAATAGATGGCATAATGAAAGACAACTTAATGACTATAAAAGAACTGTAGAAAAAATTAATCATAGAGCTGAAGCTGGTCGTAAAGGTGGTCTAGCAAAAGCGAAGCAAACCTCTAGCAAAGTATCTGTATCTGTATCTGATTCTGTATCTGAATCTTTTAATAATATATGGGATGCGTTGATGGTGAAGCGAGGTAGCAAAAAAAAAGCATTTGAAAAATTTAATAATATTCCTGTGACTATTAATGAAGAGTCAATAATAGAGAAATACAATGAACTTTGTCGTAACACAGAAAATCAAATATATATACCACACTTTAGCACTTGGTTATCTCAAGAACGATACAACGATGAGGAAGTGTTTAACTTAGATAGTTTTAAAAAGAAACACAGCATAGAGGCAAATTTTATTGAGGAGAAAGATAATCTTCTTTTCTTCAGATCTAAAGAAAATTTCGGCTTTATTGATTGGGTTTACCAAAAGGATGGAACATTGATTAAAGATTATGGCAAAGAAGAAGAAAAAAAAGCAGCATCGAACTAAACCAAAAGAAGTCTCACAAGCACAAGAGATTGATTATGGAGCTCAAACACTTGTAAGAGAAGAAAATGGTAAAATATATAGATTACCTGATATGGCTGAGATGCAAATTTCTCACAAACATATCTCTAAAAAAATTAATTCAGTACACGAGAGCTATTATGCCAGGCATCAATTAGATCCAACAGATGCTAAAAGAAATGCAACTAGATATGTAGCTGGTCAAAAACTTGAATATTTAGGAATAATTAGTTCTAAAATGAAAAGCTGCACCTTTAATTTTAACAGATTAGCTGGTATTCCAGATGGTGCAGAATTTTTTAACATACTTAAAATAGATTACGAACAAGAGTTTAATGAAGCTATGAAGGCAACAGTACAACATCAATCATTAGTTTGGGATGTAATCATAGATAATAAAGCTGCCACTCATAAAAGAATGGATCAATATAGGGATGCACTTGATCTATTAATTAGTCATTGGGGAATGTAAATATGCCTATTTATGCCCATTTAGATTATTGAATAGTTAATATATATTATTTAATAAGATCGAGAAGTCGGTCAGAAATCCAAAAAATTTATTATGAAACCAGAGGAACAACTCTGGCTTAACACATTGGTTCGAGGTTTATGCGATAGTGTAGGTCTTACTCATCCAAACTTTGACATATCAGAATGGAAAATAATTAAAGAAGCTAGAGAATGGTTAGGTACAGAGGATTTTAACACTATTTGCAGCTATCTGAAACTTAATCCAGATTACATTATGAAATTACATGAAAAAATCGAAACAAAAACAAAAGGGAAAAAACATATTACCGACAGAATTTACTCAGCAATCTACACTAGAATTGTCAGACTCAGAACTTCTAACGACTATATTCCTAGCTGATGAAGAAGGTAAACCAATAGTATTAATTAGGTTCGCAAACTTTGATACTAATGAACAGGCCCAGGATTTTATTACAGTATTCAAGGATCATAAGAGCTTCACAGAATTAGGATATACAAACGAAACATTACATTAAAGATCATGGTAGGAAGAAACACAAAATATACAAAAGAATTAGTCAATACTGTCTTACAAGAACTTGCAGTAGGTAAATCAATCAGAGCAGCTTTAAAGGTTGTAGAAGTAGATTGGGAGACCTGGAGGAGTTGGTTGAATAAGAAACCAGATTTAAGAGAACAGTACAGCCTTGCTAAAGAGGATGGTATTGAATACTCAATGGCAGATGTAGATCAAATAGCTAAAGAAGCAGTCAAGAAGTCAGGAGAGACCAAGATGGATATGGCTAATGTTAAAGCTATAGATACATTCATTAAACATAAACAATGGATGGCTAGTAAGTTAGCTGCGAGGAAGTATGGTGATCGACAGTCCTTAGAGATAGGGAACATGAAAGACCAGAGCTTCTCTATTAAATGGGATAAATAAAACAATGATGGATA